CTAAAGGAAAAAATTATTCCTATGGGTGCTGGTGCTGCACTAGGCGGCGCTATCCCTCTTGGTGGTCTTGGTATTGATGCTGCCTCTGCTGCTGCAAAACGATATTTAGATGTTTATAGCAATAAAGCAACACAGAGAGCGACAGATAAATTAAGAGAAGAAGTAGGTTCTCTTGGTCGAGAAGCTCAAACTCAATTATTGGGTGAAGCAGAGTCTTTGAAGCGATCTGCTCAGACAGAAAATGAAGCAGTAAAAGATATTCGTCAAGCTAGGTTTAGAGCGCGTCAACAAGTAGAGCGCGAATTGAATGCGGCAGAAAATTCTCAAAAAAATACACTTAATACATTGTCTGCAAAGCCAGCAAAAGAAGAAGAAATAGGTTCTCTTATTCAGCAAAAAGGTAAACAAAACGTAGAGAATATTTCTAAAACAACAAGAACTGAATCTATTGAGAAAATAAAAGACCCTGCGTTTGAACGTATGAGAAAACGCGAGGCAAACAAAGATTACATTGGAACAAATCCTAAAAGCAAAAAAATATTGAAAAGCGCAATTGATGATCTGAAGAAACAGATTAATGAAACTCCTGAAGCCGTTGCCTCCGTTTTAAGGACTAGGCTTGCTGCGATAACAGGTTCTGAACGTCCTCTTACTGAAGGAGAGCAACGCGCTGCCGCATTAAGATCGTCCATAACTGGTGAGCCAGTTGCAAAGTCTTTTCGTGAGCCATTGACTGCTGATAGAGCGGAATATCTCCGTCGTTGGCTAAATAGCAAAGATGCTATGACAGTAGAGGGTTTCCCAGCATTAGATGCTGTTAGAGCCGGGAAAATTGGAGACAAGATTCAAAAAGCTATGGAGGCATTCGAATCTGATGTTGGGAAATACATTGCACGTTACAAGAAAGGAAAAGAAGCTGAACGTGCAGCATTGGGCGCTCGCGGTGAGTCTACTATTGAGAGTGTTGCTCAAGTAGACGGACAAAGTATATTTGGTATGAAACCGCAAACTGTTTCTAGGAATTATCTAGATGGCACAGAAAACTCTGCTCGCAATCTTATTCGTCTTGTTGGCGGCAAGACTCCAGATGTTGTTTCTGCCGTGCGTGGTTACATTCGCAATGTTCTTGAACCTATGGATGCAAAAAAAGCTGCTGAATGGGTAAAGAAAAACGAAGGTATGTTGAATGTTTTTAATGAAGCTAAACCTATAGTTAATAAAGTAGTTCAAGACAAACAAAATATTGAAAGACTTTCTTCTATGCGTGGTAAAGCAACAACTCGTATAGGAGAGTTAAAAACTGACATAGGTGAGTTATCTTCAGTTACTCAACGTCAACAAAGTGCAGAAAAAATAAAAACACAATTATCAAAGTTAGAACAAGCTCAAGGTCCAGACGTTTTTAGACAATCTCACCAAATTGCTAATGATCTGTTGAAATCCAAATTGTTGGATGAGCAAAAATACGGTCAGCTTACGGAACAAATATACAACATAAAAAAAATGTATGGTGATACGCAAGCTGCTCGGACAAGAGTCAAATATGCCGTTTATGCTGCTGCTGCTCCAATTATGGGAACAAATGCGTATTACAAGCTAAAAGGTATTTTAGGTTTTTAGGAGATAACCATGCCGCTCACTAAAGGTTATAGCAAGAAAGCGATTAGCAGGAATATCCGTAAAGAGATTCGCCGTGGTAGACCGCAGAATCAGGCGGTTGCCATATCTCTCAACGTTGCTCGTAAAGCGAAAAGGAAAGCCAGATGAACCAGAAGATGACTCGCGAGGAATCGCGGACAGCCGAGAACGAAATGCAGGGTAGCCGTGATGCTCAGAAGAACCTTGGGCGCAAGCAGATACGGATTGAGATCAAGCCTGCAAAGCGGGTGGCTGGCCGTAAGCCCAAGCGATGAGAAAGAAGAAGAACGTTGTCAGCAATGAGATAGAACAGTTCATTAATGATATGCTATCTCAGGTCAAGAATGATACAGAGGCATCACTGACCGACAAGATGAAAGTCCTAGACCGTGCGCTGAAGTGGGAAGCCATCAAGCTCAAGGCCGAGGATGATGCGTGGGGTTCTGGCTTTATGCAGGAACCGGATGACGATAGTTAGTGCTTACTAACAAAGGGGCTAAAATGGATGCAGCATATTTGAGGGTGATTCGGATTGCATTGACTGTGCTGAGTGACAGGCTGGTTACTTTTTTGTCATTGATTATGTCATTTGCATTAGGGTGTTGGGCGATGTGGGGACCATCAACGGAGCGGTTAATCATGGCAGGGTTCTTCTCTGTTTTTGTCTTTCTGCCATCACTTATAAAGGAACGTAAGAATGAAGATCAGCATAACGACAGTTAAAGGCAAGCCAGAGGGTAAGCCTGTTCGCAGTCAGGAGCCGTCTGACTTATACGGGCGTGGTCAGGCTAACTACTGGCAACCGGGACAAATTCCTGTCGGCGGTTTCCGGTCCACGTTTTGTTTCTCTGACGATCACAATCCCAAAAATTCCCCGACCAGTAAGCCGGGCAACGCTAAGTCGAGGTAATTATGGGCATTCAAGCCTTTACTCCGATGGGTAATACGGTGGTTTTTACGGCGGCTGTGTCGCCCCCCACCCCTGTTCGGGCTGCGTCTACGACTATTGCCGGAACGCAATATAGAATCAACAACACTGGTAATGCCGCGGTATATATTGGCTTTGGTGATACAGCTAATGTTGCTACTACTATGGCAAACATATCCATTTCTGGCTCAACTATTGTTATGAACCCGAGTTCCGTTGAAGTGTTTACGTTTAACGGTAACTCATATTTTACGGCGGCTACTAGCAGCGGAACATCTGTTGTTTATGTAACTCCCGGGGATGGACTGTAATGTTAAGGTCCGCTGGCTCAGTAACAATAAACGTAACCGGTGCTGGCGGAAATCTTGCTTATGGTTCTTTTTATAGCAGTGTAGATCAGACGGGCGGTGGAACTGGCGTAGGGATGGCCTGTGAGGTTACCGCCGACAGTGTTGGCGTTGCTATGAATGACAACGGCTCCGGTAAAAAGACAAGAATAACTTTTACCAATGCTGGAACCTACAATGTCCAGTTCTCAGCGCAACTGCACAATACTGGTGGCGGCGGTTCTGGAACCACTGTAAATATATGGCTCAAATTGAATGGCACGGACATTGCCAATTCAAATACCAAATGCACAGTTAATACTAACAATCCCTATTATGTAGCTGCTTGGAACTTTATTCAGACTGTTACTGCCGGTCAGTATGTAGAAATATACTGGGTAACAGACAATGCAAATATTGTATTGGAAGCAGAGCCGATTACAGCTACAACACCGGCAATTCCTTCAATAATCATTACTGCACAACAAATAAGATAATGAATGACATTAGCCTTGTTGAGTTTGGAAAACTCATAAATGCCGTCGAGACATTGACTGTTGAAGTGGAATCATTGAGAGAAGAAGTTAGCACGATGAAAGAGAATATGACAGGGTATAGGGGTGTTGCTGTAGGAATCATGCTTGCTGCTGGCGGAGTAGGTGCTGGCGCATCCCACATTATTGAAAAACTGATGAGGTAATCATGGCTAACATCGTTAATCGTTTTAAAGAACCTTCTTCATGGGCTGGTATTGGTATCCTTCTTTCTGTGGTTGCCCCTTATATCGGGATACCTGTTGAGGGTATTAATGCCATTATGAGTGCTGGCGCTGCTGTTTGTGGTGCTGCGGCGTTTTTCGTAAAAGAGGGTGGGGATTGAAGCTATCCATTAATTTTTCTCTGGAAGAACTTACATTTTCAGAAATAGCAAAGAGAAGGGGATTAAACAATAATCCTCCTCCTGATGCATTGCTAAATCTTTCCCGATTGGCAATCTTTCTGGAAGATGTCAGGCGCGTTGTTGGTAAGCCCATTATGGTTAATAGTGGCTACAGGTCGCCAGAAGTCAATTCTGCGGCTGGTGGAAAACCTACAAGCCAACATTGCAAAGGTCTTGCTGCTGACATACGTGTTGCAGGTATGACGCCGGATGAAGTGGTCAAATCAATTCTTGATGCCGGATTGTTATATGACCAAGTAATCCGTGAGTTTGATAGCTGGACTCATGTGAGCATACCGGAGAAAAACAAGGATGCCAGAAAGCAGGCATTGATTATAGACACTGTTGGCACTCGTAATTATGCTTAGGAAGAACGATGGCGATTGTTTCTAGCACTGACCCGATGGGGCCAAATACAGTATGGGGATCGCATAATACTGGTTACGACCCTATTGAGATGGTTCAAAAGGTCGCTCTTATTGTCTGGTCGCCGTCACTGTTGCAGTGGGTAAAATTGACTGCCGATGTAGATGGCAACCTTAATGTCAATGTTGCCAGTGCTAGGCCATCTCTTGCTTGGACTGCTCCTGCTCCACAAACGGTTTCCGTTACAGGGTCTAGTTCTATTGTGATTCCTCAGAACGTAAATCGTAAGGGTCTTGTGATCGTGAATGTCGGGGATGTTGATGTGTTTTTCGGTTTAGGTGCAACGGCGGTAATGAATTCTGGTATTGCGCTTACACCTAATGGCACATGGGTTATGGATCAGGATACGTTTACCACGGCTGATTTGTATGCCATATGCGGTTCTAGTTCTACATTGTCGTTTCAAGAATTTCAATGACCATCTATAACCCTCCTCCTCTACAGAAGGGTGTTGTAGGGACAAATATATTAATCCTCGACGGAGAACCCGGCGAAGATGGATTGGTAATACCCGGCCCTGTCGGCCCTGCCGGAGCTACTGGCGCAAGAGGGAATGACGGTATTGCTGGTATTGGTATACCCGGTTCTGATGGTGATCCGGGAGAAGATGGTGCAGTTATACCCGGTCCTGCTGGCGCTACGGGCGCTACGGGGGCTTCTGGAGTGGTGGGTCCACCCGGCGTCGATGGGCAAGATGGCGATTCTCCCATGATGATTCCGGGCGTTCCGGGGGCAGCAGGAGCTACGGGGGCAACTGGCCCACAAGGTCCTGTCATACATGGATTGGATGGGGAAGATGGAGAAACGCCATTCCCTATGCCGGGAATACCCGGCCCTCAAGGTGCGGCTGGTGCTGCTGGTGCGGCTGGAATCCCCGGACTTACCGTGTATATTGATCCACCGGAACAAGAAGAAGTACCGCAGATCAATCCTAACATTGAACCAAATTCCGTGACTAGAGCGATGTTGTCTAGCACGGCTGTTACAGGTGGAAAAAATTGGGTATTCCTAGGACAGGGCACAGCCAGTGCTGCAACCAGCACCGGGACTATTTCATGGACCGGAACGTTCAAACAGTTGATGGTAGAGTATTTTATTTCCGGTTATGCTGCTAATGGAATTGGACGAATATTAGTAGCGAATAGTGGAACGCCAAGTGCCACAGCTACCACTGCTTGCACTTCTCTCATAGAGGGTGTCACGTTAAATACAACGTCCGTGAGTGTTTCTGGTTGGCCTACTGCCGTGACTTTAAATGCCAATCCTCGTTTTGGATTTATGTATATCGACAACCAGAATGGTGTTGTAAAGAGAATGACAGGTCACGGACAGCATAGCGGAACTGCTCCTACCGTAGTTCCTACGCAAATGCGTCTGGCAGGAATGTCTAGTCAGACGACGTTGATTCAAACTCTAGTTATGACTTCATACAATGCCATCACCGGAAATGTTCTTGGTGGCACGTTAAATGCTGGAACATACGTGAACGTATGGGGTAGGAACGATGACTAGGTTTGAAGAATTCGTTGATTACCTTGACAATTACCCTGTTGGTTATGGTTTGGGTATAGGTTGTAACTTTCAGATCATAGATATATTTTTTGAGGGTTTGACCGATGAAGAACAGCAAACATTGAAACAAACATTGATAACCATGTTTCCTGATGTTGTTAACTTTAAATAAGGATAGATCATGCAGAATAAAGCAGTCCGTCTTGGACCTATTGCCGTAAGTAATGCAGTTGGTAACCTTTTCAATCCTCCTACCGTTACTGGTGGTGTGAATCCTCCTGCTACGTCTACGGCAACGTATTACATTATCAAGCACATCCGTATTGTGAATAAGTCTGCCAGCGCGGTTACGTTCTCTGGATATATTGGAGCAACTGGCGCAAGTGCTGCCGGAACGGAATTCTTGGGAAATGCGCTATCTATCGCTGCCAACAGTTATATTGATTGGTATGGAGCTTTGAGGCTGGATACGGCGGACTTCTTTACGGGCGTTGCATCTGCGCTGACTTCGCTGGTTATCGAAGCTGAAGGCGAAATGGGCATTGCTGGATAAGCCTGATTGACATGAAAAAACATTCAATCATCATTTCAAGGTATTGGCATAGGCCAAAGATCGACGTATTCCTGATGCAAAATGGAATAGCAATTGAATTGACTGTAGAGGATTTTATCAAGTCGATTGCATCGGAAATGGGCACTCCGAATGTTGCTCTGCGGCAAAAGACTTTTGAAAACAAATTGATTGATGCGGCTTGTCAGGTATTGGAAAAAGTTAAAGAAACGAGTTCGTCTACTTAAATGGCCAGAAAAAAATTCCCCAGTTTGTCTGTAGGTCGTGGAGAGAAGCTGCCGGTTAGTCGTGGCGCTGGTCTGACGGCTAAGGGTCGTCGTAAAGCCAAGGCTGCTGGCAGCAATTTGAAAGCGCCTACCAAGGATAGGAATAATCCTAGGCACAAGTCATTCTGTGCCCGTAGTCGAAGCTGGAAAGGCCCGAGAGGGAAGGCGGCTCGTAGACGCTGGGGATGCAGATAAAAAAACCCCCGCCGAAGCGGGGATAACGCCCTGAGGGGGCTGGAGGATGACTACGGTGTGCGCCGAGCCAGATGGCAGTATATACCTTAATCTGCTGGAAGAAAACCGCCTTCAAAGATGTAGCTGCCGATATGGGCAAGATTGACCCACGGAGCTACCAACACGGAACCGCCTGCTTTACGGTATAGCTGGCAGAAGTGGTAATCCTCGGATAGTAGGCGGTTAGTGCCTTCTTCTATGCTGCAATCGAAGAATGCCGTTATCTGCTCACCCGGCTTCACGTTACCTGTCAGGTCTACCACGTCATTAGAGTAGACAGGAGGCTTCACCTTACGGCGGATATCGTCGAATACATGTCTCTTGATGAGCATGAATCCCGTTCCTGCATTCAGCACCTTGAGCGGCTGATTGACCGGGACAGTAATCTCAGAGGCATAGTTTTCCAGATTTACCACGAAACTACCGGTGTATTTATGCAGGTCGGGCATTCCTGCCTTTGCTGCCATGGCAACATTGCTCCAATTTATTTCTTTCTTGGGATAGATACCGGCAATGAGAGGCTTATCTACCTGCATCATGGTCAGCACGTCATGTCCTTGGAAGCGGATATCCGCATCTATGAACATGAAATGCGTGAAGTCTGTTTTCAGGGCATTGTGGACTAGAGCATTGCGGGCACGTTGGATAAGGCTCTCGTTGAACATAAACGAGATAGATAGCTTCACGCCTGCCTTATCGCAGGCTTGCACTAGGCTGATGATGCCTTGAGTAAATGCACCGTGGCACATACCGCCATACATCGGAGTGGCGAGGAACAGGTGAGGCTGTTTCGGTATTGCTACCTTCTTGGTTTTCTTTACTGTATTTTTGCTTGGCATGTTATCTCCATAGGTTAAGGTGTGCGGTCTTGAGAACGCTGCCGCACCAGCGCCTAACCTCTCCCCGTGGGGCGGGGATGTATCTCAAGTTACAGGAGGGTTCTAACTGATATCTTCTACTCTCAGAACGTATCTTCCCTTGGAATTCTTGCGCCACCCATGCACATGAATCATCCAGCCAGCATCACGTATTTTAGGCAGATATTCACTGTCTTGTATCTTTTTTATACGTTCAGATACACCCGTGCTGGTGGTCTGCACTGCCAGTGTTTCTCCCTTGCGGATAGCCAGTAGATCGACAAACCCAAACAGGTCTTGTCGTATACGGGCAAAGGGATTCCACCGTTCCGTAATGGCTACGGTGTATCCCTGCTCCCGTAGATACTTCAGGCTACGCTGCGTAGGAGTCATTCTAGAACGGAATATCTTCGTCTTTGCCTACGTTGAAGGCTATAGCGTCAGGCTCACGTCTGCGGTAATTGCCATCAGCATCGTTGTAGGACTTGGTTTCTGGCGGTTTCCATTCCTCTGATTGGTGAGTGAATGACACCATCGCATTACCGTTACGAGTCTGCTTCAACCATCCTGCGAGTTCTATCTTTTCGCCTGCTTTAATGTCCTGCTTGGCTCTGAAAGCCCCGCGCATGTTGGGGGACTTCTCGTTCTTGCCCTTTACCTCAAACATCACACCGCGTCCGTCTTGGACTTCTATTTCTGCCATGATTACCTCGTTAGATGATATCTCGCATAATTCTTGTTGTTACGCGAGATAGTTTCTGTAGTAATTAAATGCCCTTGTTTCCTGAGTTCATCTACGCGACTTGCAAGACGCATGATTCCCAACTCAGTCAAAGCCTCTAGAGAAGTAATGGGACCGCGTTGCAGGCGACACAACACGGCCTCATTCTGCGTCATTCCTCCGAGTCTTGAGACTTTCCCAGTTCTTCTCCCGCTTTTGAAACTGCCTGCAAGACCCGTGTCATGTTGGCTAGACCCATCTTCTTGAAGGTTCCCTTATTGAGTTCCTTCAACTCCTGAATCTTTGCTGCCTTCTCGTCTTGGGGAATCTTCTCGGAGTTACGGATACGGTCTGCCATCTTGCACATGGCACTAGAGTAGTCCTCTACCGTATCCAGTGTAGCGTAGACACCTTCTTTACCCGGCACATGCAGCTCCAAATTCAAGCTTGGAGCTTCCACATGTCCTACCTCATCCTCTGACACCGTAACAGTGTCACTAGGTAATGTGGCAACGGGAGTAATATCCTTTTCAGGAGGAACAAAGTCGGATACCTCCTCGGGTGTGTAGCTTCCTGCGATACAGCCGGGATAGACCGTGCGTATAGCCTCAGAGATGACACGGGCACGTAACATGGCTCTAGGATACTTCTCCCAACCGCTACCGGGCTTGTAGAGGCCTATACGCTTCGCCTGAGCGATTTCCCACGTCACGGCTATGCTACCCCCTTGAGGATGGCTGAAAACGCCTGTAACACGCTCATCGCTGTATTCCCGCCATTCCACCTTACCGCCGCTACTCTGGAAGCGGGCGAGCATGGCATCTGCTTTCAGGGTGGGTCTGCCTTGGATGACGTGGTAATCACGGGCTGCTATGGCAGGATGATACCCCTCTGCTTGTGCGATCAGCATCAGAGCCATGGCTTGCTCAGGATTCTTTACCCCGAACAGTCCAGACTTGGCTATCGCAATAGCCATCTTCTCAACATCTCCAACAGGTATAAGGTCAGGCATGTGATACTCCTTAATGGTTAGGTATTACAGTTCTAATATAACACAACTACTTAACTAAGAATCGTCTGCTACCCGGTTTCGTTACCACAAACTGTTCGTAGATATCCGGCATGGCCTGCTGGAACAGATTCTTGTCAAACCCTCTGCTGTCTTTGGCAGACTTCCACGTTGCCAGCACCTTACCGTCCGGGGTGCAGAGCGTGTCTGCCTCCCCTAGCAGGTTTTGCAGCTTGGTCTGGTAGTCGTCTACATGCCCCTCCAAGGTCTTGATATCTTTCTTCCACTGTCTTATCTGCTCGCAGACTGCTGCTACGTCCTGTCCTACTGTTCTAACCTCCGCCCTGCTCCTAGGGTGCAGTAGTCTTGCAGTCTCCGGGCTACTGGCAGGCGGGGGTGTCCTCGTCTGGATGTTTCCCCATATCTCGGCCTCTGTCTGTATCAGCACGTCCGTTGCTACAGGGTCAGTCTGTATGGGATACAGACGTAGTTCCTGTCCTCCAAAGAGAACACAAAGCCATACTTCGTTTACCTGATGAACCGCTGCTTCGTGTAATACCTGTGCCATGTCCTCGGCAGGGATGACTTGCGACATGCTCTCCCCGAATTCCTTACTTCTGAAGTGACCGTAGTTCTTAACTTCCAGAAGCGTCTTACCATCCTCGGTGATGTAGTCGAAGTGTGACTTCATCCATTCATGTTTCGGATGCGTGAGAGCATAGTCTGCCTGCTTGATATTCAACCGTAGCTTGTCTGCTGCGGCACGGGCTATGCTCTCTTCTAGCCTGTGACCCCATTCCACTGCCTCTACGTCAGACAGGTCTTTAGGTTGCATCTCCCCTATACGCTCCAGATATACCTCTGCTGCCTTACCGCCTATGATCCTGCGAGCGTCTGTGGCCCATATTCCAGTATTGCGTATTTCAGGTGCGAAGTCGTTCATTTGATACTCCTTAGTTAGGATACCGCTAACGCTAACCAGTAGTTAGCCATAAACCCCGTATGCAGGGTTTCATCATTCATCGAGAACATAAACACATACTTCCAATGTTTCAACATCGTCTTACGTAATTCTTCTTTTGTCTTGCAGTTAACATGCCCTGCCTTACTCAACTCACTCGCGTATGCCTGACTCTCTATGCTTGGCATCCCGATAATAACTGGGCCTTTCACGCTCTGTGCGATGTTATGCAGGAACGTATCTTCTTTTTGAGGAGAAATATGTTCAAGAACATCGAGGGCGTAGCCCGCATCAAAAGGTAGATGCAGCGGGCCTTCCAGAAAATCATGCTCCAGCACGTCTGGACATCCGCGAACATCTGTCAGCAACAGGTTTTTCACATGCTGTCTGACAATCCGTGATATCCAGCCGTCCCCTGCTCCTATCTCCAGTACGCTCGTAGAGTGTTCAAACATCTTTGCTACAAACTTATACCTAGCTGCTGTGAATGCCAACCGCTTGGGGTCTGATCGCCAGCCGTGCGTCTGCATCCACCCCATGACTTCAAGATCACTATTACGCAGATCGTCATATATATCCGTCACGGTATCCCCTAGCAGTGGCAAAGACATTTTAAGATCGGTGGAAAGAAAAACTCTCTCTCAAAACAAGATACGGTCAAGAATAACCGTTGCTTTCCACAGATGAGATATCCCTAGCCTCCCAATGCTTCCCCTGTGCACCGCAGGTTCTCTCTTGCGCCCAATCCGTGCGCTGCACAGCACAGAATTTAGTATAACGTTTCCCAGTAACGAGACTCACGTCACCTATATACGGACAGTCGCACTGCGACGGGGTTGCATTTTGCACATACCATCTACAGTCTATGCAGAATTTCTGATTCATCATCATCTCCAAAAGTTAGGAACAACATTTGCAAAAATTACACCTAACCCCCTAAATATAGGGGGGTAACGCTAAAAAGCGGATGCTCTCGTTTATCACACTAACTTACGTCCCGCAGCTTGCGCTGCTAGCTCTGGCGAGCGGGACAACGTGTGTTTATTCCCTATGTCGCATCTACAACCGGGAGGGCTGGGTCATGGCCCCGTCATGCCTTGTAAAAGCAAAACCCCTTTAGGGGGGGCAACGGCTGCGGGTGGAAGTGAGTGAGAAGGCTAACTCATTTGCATCCGCCGCCCTTCCTAAAAGGGTTCGAATGCCTTCTTCTGTTTGCGCTTCCACACGCGGCCTGTTGTTTTTACAGGGTTCAAATATGTTACATACACTCCACCAAATTACAATACCCTAGATTTATGACGTATAACATATTGATTTATTGGGGTAAGTTTGGTCTGTCGATGACGATGACAAACTCCTCTCCCCCCAGTGTTACGTCTTTTACCGGCTGCACCCAGCTTCTACAGTTATGCCGGAGTGTCCCCCGTTTTCGCAACTGGTAGATAGAGCCGGTGCGCCGGAGGATAAACCATTCGCCAGTGGTTACGTCGTCAAGATGCTTTTTAAGTCCGTTCCCCTTTTTCTTGGGTTCTATCTTCGTTTTGGGTTTCCAGCTTATACCTATCTCACTGGCTAACAGACGGGCATCCCGCACACTGCTGACGCCACTGGCTACCCTGTCGAGTGCCCGCACGATCTTCTGCTGGCGCTCCTCTTCTAACTCCTGCTGCTGACGGTAATCTCCATCTTCCATAATACTCATGTATTCATCCATTTCTTCCCCCACTCCAGATATTTACGGATATTTAATTGGTTATGCTGAGTAATTCCACTATTCCTTTTTCATACCCGCCACGCACAGGCACACTGCCCGGTTAGCATCCTTGTCGGTGTGCTGTTTCATGATGGCTTTGCCAATCAGTTCAGGTATCTGCGGGACTACGGCGTTTCCGATGGCTTTAAGGCGGTGTGATTGATCGGGAATCCCATTAGCCACTCGCTGAACTGTGGGTTTATTCGACCACCAAGAACTGCGGCTAATGTCGGCGTATTTCTGGAGAATTCCGCTGGGTACGCGCCCTCCTTCGCATTGTGAGCCGTTGGGGTAGGAAACGATCCACAACCTATCCCTCTGGTGAGGGGCACCAACGGCGGAAGCTGGTATGCAATGCCATTCCGCGTCATACCCGATCTCGGCCAGGTCCCCAAGAACTCTTGATAGCCCGCGACTGCGCAACGCTGCGACATTTTCCACGATAACGTACCGCGGTCGTAACTCGCTAATAAGGCGGGCATACTCT